GGTTAACATACTCTCTTGTCTCTCTTGTGCATGAACAAAAAAAGTAAGGTTGTCAAAATAAGCCACGAAGCCATCGGAAATGCGTGGGGAATTTCCAAGCAGGCCGTTGCAAAATGGGTGAAAATGGGCTGCCCAACTTCGTCCATTGAAGACGCAACAAAATGGCGCGACGAATACTTGCAGGCATCGGGCAAAGCCGCACCGGCTACGCTCAACGAAGCACGTCTTGAAAAGACCCTGCTCGAAAGCGAACGTATTCGCGTCCGGCTTCAGCAAGACCGAGGCGAGTTGGTCGAGATCGCCGTAGTCCGCGAAGCCGGAATCCGCATCGGCGCGATCTTCTCGGCCAAGCTCGCGGCATTGGTCAACGACGCCAGCGGCGCGTTGGCTGGACTCGACGAAGCCAGTCTGCGGAAGAAACTGCACGAGCGCACGCAAGCGATCCTTGCCGAAATCCGCAATGAATTAGAAAAGGTATGACATACGAAACACGCACAACGAAAATGATAGTCGGAGTAAAGGGCGAGCAGATATTTGATGACAGCGTCACCGAGATCGAGATCGTTGACGAGGCCGCTGGGGAGTTCTTGGAGGTCAGCCAAGAGGGCGGGAAGCTTCGCTTCGACCCAGAAGAATGGCCGCACGTCCGCGACGCCGTCGAGAAAATGTTTAAGCTGTGCCGAAATTATGACTAAGCGAGAACTCTGGAAAATATACGCCAAGCGGAATCCGTCCTTCGACGGCGAGGGCAACGTGACGCTGTCCGCTGCCGGGCTTCGCAAGATGTTTGAAACGACATGGGAAATTGCCATGTATGACGGAGAAGAGGAACCGAGTTCTAAACAACCAGCGTCTGGGAATATCGATGCGCTGAAGCAGATATTTGGAATGCGATGAACCCACTAGCACAAGGCATCCGCGACGGCATCAAACTCGCGTTCGACGGCACGATCTTAGACTGGGCAAGCGACCACGTCAGCTTTCCGAACTCCGACCGCGCTTCGCGCTTCGATCCGTCGGTTGCGCCGTGGCTCAACGCGCCGCTGTTGGCGGCAAGTGATGACGAGACCACGCAGGTATTCTTACGCGCACCGACTGGTGGCGGTAAGACGACGATGATGGAAACGCTAGCCTGCTTCATTGTTGCACAAAAGCCTGGGCCAACGCTGTTCGTCGGACAGACTGATGACATGGTGAAGGACTGGACGGAGTCGCGCTTGTTGCCGATCTTCAACGAATGCCAACCGGTTAAAGACCTATTCCCCGAAGACCGGCACGCTCTCAGAAAAACGACTATACTTTTCCCACATATGGTATTGTTCGCAGGAGGCGCGAACATGACCAACCTTCAAGAAAAATCCATGCGCTACTGCATCGGCGACGAAGTCTGGAGATGGAAAGGTGGCATGATAAAGGAACTAAAGGCTAGACACCACGACAGATGGAACCGCAAAACGCTCTTGGTCTCGCAAGGATGGGACGCAGGGCATGAGGCAGATGCAGAATGGGACAGCGGAACGCGAGAAGTCTGGGGATGGACTTGTTCCCATTGTGGGAACTGGCAGAGATACTTGTTCGATCAGATCGAATACACGACCGAACGCGACGACAAGGGAGGTATTCTTTGGGACAAGGTGCAGGACTCGGTTCGAATGAAGTGCGAGCACTGCGAAACGCGCTACAAAGACGACGCCAGCACTCGACGCAACCTTGCAAATAATGCAAGCTACCGCGCACTCAACCCGCATCCGGTGCGCGGTCACAGAAGCTTCGAGTATCCGGCCTACGCAGTATGGTGGATACCGTGGTTCTCGATTGCGAAAGAGTGGATCGAAGCCAACGAAGCCAAGAGCAGCGGCAACCTGGAGCCGTTAAAACAATTTATCCAAAAGCGCAAGGCGCAGACTTGGCAGGACGAAGTGACGAGCGACCTACCGGAGATCGCGACCGGCGACTACGCGAAGGCCGAATATCTCGAAGGGCAAAATATCGACGGCGAGCACAGACGCTTTATGACCGTGGATAAACAACGCGACCACTTCTGGTGCATCGTCCGCGCCTTCCGAGTCGATGGCTCGTCGATGCTCTTGCACGAGTCGCGGCCGCTGACGTGGGAAACGCTCGACGCCATTCAACAGCAGTTCGATGTTGTCCCTCGGTGCGTCGTCGTTGATGCTGGCTACGATACGCCGTTAGTCTACGAACAATGTGCTAGGCGTGGGTGGACGGCATCGCACGGATCGGGGCAGGACGGCTTTTATCATATCGACGGCGGACGGCGCACGCGCCGTTTCGTCTCCAAGATCGAAGGAGCGCAAGCCGGAAGCGATGGACTCAAGTGCGCTTACTTTTTCTTCAGCAACGAAGGCATTAAGGACAAGCTCGCTTCACTTCGCCAGGCTGACGCCATTCCGAAATGGGAAGTTGCGCGGGATGTTTCGGATGACTACCGCAAGCAGATGTTGTCGGAGATGAAGAAGGACGTCACGAACTCCAAGACCAAACAAGTTGAGCAAAGATGGGTTCGCATCGGCGGCAGGCCAAACCATCTTTGGGACTGCGAGTGCATCGCACTCGCATCCGCGATGCTGGCGGGAGTTTTGCCGATAGGCGCGGAGAGCTAGGTTTTAAGCTGCTCCGACAAGGGAGAAAAATAATTTTATTTTTTTCTTTTCAAAAATAAAAAAAGCGTAGATATTTAAAACATCGAAGGGCAAGAAGCCCGACGAAGAAAACCTAAAAATAAAAAACAAAATGAAAACAACAAACAAAAACAAAGAAACCCTGCGGCACGAAATTCTTGCAATCATCCAATCAAAAAACATCTCTGTGACCGGCGAAATTTGGTTTTCTTTAATTTTTAGAACGGAATCAGAACTCAAAAATATAGCAAAAGAGCTTCGGGCATCTGCCTAACACCAACCGGCGCGGGTTCAATCCCCGCGCCTTTTCTTTTTTTTGACATCGCCAACATTTAAATGGCGATGAACAAAACATTCTTCGGTCTCCCGCTTGCTACTTTGCAAGAATTGCAGGGCGACTTCACAGCTTGCTTAAAAGCGATTGCCATTGCAGGCGCGAGCTACAGCATCGCAGGGCGCTCGTTTACTCGCGCCAATCTTGCCGAAGTCGCGCAGACCATCAAGGAATTGCAGGCCGCTATTGACAACGCGAGCGGATCGCGTATAAGGAGATTCACTCCGACGTTTCCAACCCAGCGCCCATAATGCAAGACATCATCACCAAAGCACTTTCTCTTGTTTCGCCAAAGGCCGCGCTTGACCGCATGGTCAACCAAGCGAAGTTGCGAAACTTCGGACGCTTCGATAGCGCATTGACGAGCGAAAAGCGCGGGATCTCGCGCGGCGTATCTGGTGGCGAAGACACCGCAGGAACTCGCGAACGCTTCTCGCTCATCCGCGCTGCTCGCGATCTCGCTGACAATTTTCCGCCTGTCCGTTCGCTCCTTTTAAAATTTGCAACCTACGTTTCGGGGCGCATCGCTTACCAAGCACGCACCGGCGACCGTGAAGCCGATACAGCCATCGAAAGATATTGGAATAAATGGTGCAACGACTGCGATTTTCTTGGCCGTCATAACTTTACAACGCTGTTGCAGCTTGCCGTTACCGCAATGCTTCGTGACGGCGATTGTGGATTTATTATCGTTCGCGACCGCGAAGATTTAAAACTACAAAGCGTCGAGGCCGACCGCATCGGTTCGCCTTACGATCGAACGGACACGGATAAATATATCGGAGGTATCAACGTAGACGACTATGGAAGACCCGTTTCATACACTATTTTCACGCGCACTATCAACAACCAGTATATTTCTCCTGTTGATATTGTTGCAAAAGAGTTTATCCACCTTTTCGACGCAGCGCGACTTGATGAATATCGTGGGCGGAGTGCTTTCGCTACTGCGTTAAACGCAACGCGCGATCTGCAAGAAGCGATCAAGGCCGAGGTGCAGGCGATCAAATACGCGAGCTATCAGAGCGGCGTCATTACCACCGAATCAGGCGCAGCCGACGCAGGCGACTACTTCGCACGGGGCAACTCAAACGACCAAGGCCAAGTCGCACGCCTTCAGTCGCTCGACCCAGGAACGGTCAACTATCTATCCGCAGGCGAAAAGATGGAAATGTTCAAGTCGGACAGACCGACCGGAGCATTCGGAGAGTTTATCCGCTTAGTGCAAGCGCACATTTGCATGGCCGTCGGCTTGCCATATGGCTTCGCATTCGACGCAGACAAGAGCGGCCCTATGGCTCGCATGGAGGCCGCGATGGCCGAGCGCACGTTCCTCCGGTGGCGTGGACTCTTGGAAGGTCAATTTCTCAACCGCATCAAGAATGTTATCCTTCTCGACGCCGCTTCGCGTGGACTCATTCCAGATTCCGAATACCTGCTCGATGGCCGTTGGTGCTGGCCTGCCAAAGTTTCGATTGATTACGGACGCGAGGCACGCGCCGACATCGAGCTTTGGAAAGCTGGATTGAAGACTGCCGGTCAAATATACTCTGACATGGGCGAGGACTACGAGGAAGCACTACGCGCAAGAGCGAAGGAGGCCGCGATGATCGTCGCGCTCGGCACAGAAATGGATATTCCATCCGAATACATTTCAGATTCTATCATTCCCATTCAAGCCGCCGCACCTATTTCCGCACCTATCGCCGCGCCTATCACGCAAGAAGAGCCGCAACCTGAGCCACCACAAGAACAACCAAAACAAACCGATCTAGCGGACGAGAACAAGCCAAGCAAGGGCATGGTTGAAGAGGCTCTAAAGGGCTTGAAATGGCGCGAAGAATACAACCGAGGCGGGACAGCGGTAGGAGTTGCACGCGCTCGCGACATTTCGAACGGCAAGAATCTTTCGGACGATACCGTTAAAAGAATGCACTCGTTTTTTTCACGTCACGAAGTTGATAAAAAGGGACAGGGTTTTCAACCAGATGAAGACGGGTTTCCATCCGCAGGCCGCATCGCATGGGCGTTGTGGGGCGGAGACGCAGGACAAGTGTGGGCCGCTGATAAAGTCAAAGGAATGCAGGCATCGCAGCCCGAACAGATGAAAGTCTCGCTCGCCGTCCGCGATACATTCGGGCGAATTACCGGCTTTGAAACAAAGCACGAGCTTGTCATGCCGACTCCAGAAAAAGACGAAGAGCAAGACGACTTTATTGGTCGGTGCATGATCAGCGGAACGATGATGAGCGAATATCCAGACGAGAGCCAGCGCGTAGCCGTATGCTCTGCACAATGGGAGAAAAAATAAATGATCACACACGGCATAGCACTTGAAGCAAAAAAGGCACTCATCACCGGCGTCCACCAACCTGGTGACGAATACCGGATCGCGCTTTACAGCGCATCGGCAAAGATCGGGCCGACCACGAAAGCCTACACAACCGAAGGCGAGATCAAGGGCATGGGCTACACCGCCGGAGGCGTAACGCTCAAGGGACATCGCACAGGCATCATCGGCAAAAATGCTTTTATAACATTCGACGATGTTGTCCTAAAGTCTGCAACATTCGCCGCAGGCGGCGCAATGATCTACAACGCCAGCAAAGGCAACGCAACCTTGTGCGTCCTCAACCTCGGAGCCGAGCGGCACGTCTACGACGGCGCATTTGAACTCAAATTTCCCAAGCCAACCGAAACCACCGCATTGATTTTACTCGCATAAATATGAAACCAACAAATCCCATCGTTATCGACGGCAAGACCTACGATTTTTATACAATGACGCTCGCAACAGCGAGCCGCTACAACTCGCCAGACCAACAGGACGCGAGCGTTGTATTGACGCTCACGCCGACACGATTTGAAGGCGACCAAGTCGAGCAGTCGCAAGAAAACAATCGCACGATTCTTTTCGGTTCGCTCGCCTCCGCTTCTCAACCAGCAATCATCGCGGTCGATGAAGTATCCGCCGCAATCCAAAAATTCATTTACGCGGAAGGGCTTTAAAATATGGCCGTCATCAAAGCAGCCGCAAACGGGAACTGGAGCGCATCGGGAACTTGGACAGGTGGCGTAGTGCCGACGCTTAACGACACTGTTTATGCGAATGGGTTCACGGTCGCACTTGATCAGTCCATCGACTTGACGGGCAGCGCCGTGGACACTAGCGGCTCGTTTATTCCAGGCCAAATTTACATGATCGTATCTCTCGGCACGACGAACTTTGCGCTCACGGCAAACTGCATCGCGCCCGGCACAAATGCAGGAACGGCAGTCGCGATCACATCGGCAGTCGGGCAGATTTTCCAAGCCGTGAACGCAGGCACAGCGACCACCGGAACCGCTCGCCGCATGGGTGCGTTGCTGAACTACGTCAACACGCCGCTGACGATTGCCACAGGAGGGAGCTTCACGCTCGCGGCAAATTACAACGTCACCGGTGCATACATACAGGCAGGCTCCGCGAACTGCTTGACGGTCTCCGCCGCCGCAAGCTCGACGCTCGCAGGATGCCGTGCTATAGGATCGGCATTTACTCTCTCAACTCGCGCAATCGCATTTTCATCTAGTGGTACGCTTACGCTTAACGGTATCGTCGCTATCGGCGGCAGGGTTGCAGGGACAACGGCTGCGGACGGAGCGCACGCGATTGAATCGACCTCAGCGGCAGGAACTGTTGCATTTACAAATGCCAGCACCCTCACAGGTGGTTTTGCAGCACTTGCATTGGGCCTTAATAACGCCAGCACAGGCGCGGTAACGATTACTTCAAGTACAGCCACAGGGGGACAACAAGGGAATGCGCTAAACAACACCAGCACAGGCACAATCCCCGTCACATCCAGCGCGGTTTCAGGTGGAACATCAAGTACATCGATTTACGGAATACAAAATACCAGCACAGGCACAATCACCGTCACCTCCAGCACGGTGACAGGTGGAAGTGCTTCAAATACTGATGGAATACGAAACGCCAGCACAGGCACAATCACCATCACCTCCAGCACGGTTACAGGCGGAGGTGGGGGCAGCGCATTTGGCCTCAATAACGTCAGCACAGGCACGATCACCGCCACCTCGACCACACTGACAGGCGGGAGCGGCACAACCGCCACAGGACTCAACAACTTCAGCACAGGCACTATTGTCTCCACAGGCGACATAACCGCAAGCAACTCGGCAAATGGATTAGCATCGGCAAGCACAGCCGCCAGCGTCAAGGTCAGCGGCTCGCTCATCGGAAGTGCAAACGGCACAGCCGCTGTCTACTCTCCCAAATTTTTGATTGATCCCACGCCTTCCATTGCAAAAATTCGCCAAGCAAAAAACGGATCGACGACATATTCGGATTTCTTCACCGCCGACAACAGCCTCGGACAAGCCGCCATTACAGACGTGCGTTTCGGAACCGTCTACGCAAGCGGAGCTTTGACGGGCGTTGCATATATCCCATCGGCGTCATCGGTCGCTTTCGGCGTGCCTGTCGACAACACAACCGGCACGGCAACACTCACCGCCGCTAACGTGCGCGCCGCTCTGGGTATGGCATCAGCCAACCTCGATACGCAACTTGCAGCGATACCGACGGCGGCAGGAAATGCCAGCGCGGTCAGAACGGAACTCACGCCAGAACTCACGGAGATCACCGAGGTTCACGCGATCCACGGCCTCGACCTCGCCAACGCGCTCACGGTCACGCCTACGAGCAGAACATCGGGCGCGATCACTCAAGCGATCACTGGAGACGGAACAACAAACACCGTAGTCACGAGGGTCTAAGCGGATGCTCGCTTCCCTGCTCATCGCAACGCAGGGCTTATTGCCAAGCCCGACGCCGTTATCAATCGGCGTTCAAGGCTTGCTATACGTTTCAGTTGTCCCGCCTATTGCTCCCACCGATCTGCCAGGGGGCGGCGGACGAGGACGTGAAGAGCGCAAGGTCACGATCAAGGTTCGCGGAAACCGTCTTATTTTCTCGGTCGCGAATGTCGAAGTGTGCGCCGGTTCGCGCATTCAAGTTGCAGGCTCGTCTTGCTTTTCGAATGCTGGCGAGGCAGGGCTTTCGATCAGCACAAAAACAACGGTGCTAGGCAGTCGCAACCATGCGGGAGTGAGTCGCGCAGGTCTTTCTATTTCCAGCACGTTCAACGTCATCGGATGCGAGGAAGAAAACGAACTTGAAGTTTATTTGATGGCGCAAGCGGCGATGGCATTGATGGATGACTAATTGACATCCGCGCCTTCGCATGGATGTCATCGAAGGAGTTTCAATAATTTCAATCGGCGAAGCGAAGGGTCACGGACTTTACGTGGACGAGACGACTTTGATGCAAGTCAAAGAATGTGCCGAGTCATATAAAGGTGGCGTCAAAGTCAATCTGGATCACGGTGCAGGGATCAAGGATATCGTCGGATTCGTGAACAATTTCCGCATCGTCGGAAAACAACTCTTGGGCGATCTCAACCTTCTCGAAACATCGCCTATGCGCGACTACGTCCTGGAGATTTCAAGCAAACTCCCCGACACATTCGGCATCAGCATCGCTTTTACAGGGCCGATCCGCGAAGTGGAAGGACTCGCCTTCGCAAGTTGCACCGAGCTTTACAGCGCCGATCTCGTGCAAACACCAGCCGCAAATGCGACCGGCTTGTTCTCATTCACGGCAAAGCAAGTTGACAGTTTTTCCAAACAAATGGAAGACGCAACAATCGAAATCGAACCAAAGGAGGACGAGGTCAGCATCGCCGACATCGTTTCTCGTCTCGCAGCTCTCGAAACCGCATTCGGCGACTACAAGAGCAAAATGGAAATGCCAGCCGAAGAGCCAGTAGCAGAGCCTATGAAGGAAGAAATGGCCGCTGAACTCAGCGTCATTTCCAAGCTCGAAGCCAAGCTGGACACGATCATCTCCAACTTCGGAGCCGCTCCAGTAAAGGCATCGGTAGTCGCTGAAGAGAAAGCGGTCGAAAAATTCGACCTCAAAGCAGTCATCACCCAGAAAACCGAGGAACTCGGAAGCCGCACCGAAGCTATCCGTTTCGCAATGCGCAACCACCGCGAATCCTACATCGAAGCCCGCGACAACAACCAACTCAACTTTTAATCCCAACTAATTTATGGCAACACAAAACGACCTAGGAATCCGGAGTTTTAACTTCGCTTCCGCTATCAGCGCCAACACTCTCGTGAGCGTGTCAGGCGACAACGCTGCGCAAGCAGCATCAACCGGAGCCGCAGCAATCGGAGTTGTCCAAGACGACACCGCCGCCGCTGATCAAGGCGCCGTAAAAATGTTTTTCCCATCGCAGTTCGGCATCGTAGCCGCCGCCGGTATCGTCACCGCAGGTAGCTCCGTTTTTGCTGTTACCAACGGCACGATCGTTGGAACGCTTGCAGCAAGCGCCGCAACTCTCGGAATCGCGATCAACAGCGGCGTAGCCGGTGACATCGTGGAATACGTTCCTAAATTCAACCAATAATCTAATCACCCACTATGGCACTCTCATACACAACCATCCGCGCTGATATTGCGCAGGCCGTTTTTGAAGGTCTTTCCAACAAAAACAATTTGTTCATCGGCACAGAAGTTATGCCCGTGTTCTCCTCAGATGTTCGCTCCGGCGCATATCTGAAATTGAACCTCGGCGACTCCGAAGCCCTCAACGATGACGCTCTCAAAATCGCCGCTGGAGCTGGATATCCCCGCACAAGCCGCCGTTTCACAAGCGACTCTTTCGACGCTATCGAATACGGTCTTGAGGAAGTTCTTCCTGATTCCAACCGTCGCGATCTCGACAGATTTTTCGACACCGAGGTAAACATCGCCGCGATGTTGCTCCGCCAAATCCAAGTCAGCCACGAGGCTCGTGTTGCTTCCGCAGCATTCGCCGCTAACGGTCTGACAGCGATCAGCGCCAGCGCAGCATACACCGACGCGAACATCACCAGCTTCGACGTTCCCGGTGACGTGGCTCAAGCCAAGCTCGAACTCGCCAAATACGGCGTTCTTGCTAACACCTTGATCATGTCCATGCCAGTATTCGAGCGCATCCGCCGCTCCGCTAAAGTGCAGAATCAATTCTTCGGCATTGTTCCTTCGGATCAAAGCCGTCTCTTGAGCGAAGGCGAAGTTGCCGCCGCTGTCGGAGTTGACCGCGTTCTCGTTGGCCGCGCACCTAAAAACACAGCCAAAAAAGGCCAAGTGTATTCCGGTGGGTTCATCTGGTCTAACACCTATATGGCGCTCGCCAACACGGTTGGTGGTGACTTCTCTGGTGGCGGATTCGGTCGCACGATTGTATGGGCCGCCGACAGTCCCGTGCCTTTCGTTTCCGAAACCTATCGCGACGAAGCTCGCCGCGCCGACGTTCTCCGCGTTCGTCAGAACAGCGCCGAGAAAGTCATCGACGGATCGAGCATCATCCGCATCACAACCGGATACGTGTAAAATTCCCCGCAAGTAGCATCGGAAAAGCCACCCTTGAAAGAGGGTGGCTTTTTTGTTTTTGTTGACATATATTTCAAGTGTAAACATGAACCAAAAAAAGAAGCTGGTCGCAGGGCTTATCTGCGGCAACGAAGAACCACGCATCGAGCGATGCGTTAAGTCACTCCAGCAGATATGCGACGAGATTGTTGTCGTTCGCGCAATCGGAGCACTCAAGCCGGATCGCACGCTCGACATCGCCAAGGAACTCGGTTGCCACGTTGACGAGTATTTAAACTCGCCGCTTGTGGCAGATTGGGAGCACCTCGACAACTTCGGCGAAGCTAGAAACAAAGCATTCGCCAAGGCTTACGAACTGGCAGGGAAAGACGGCTGGGTCATGTGGGCAGACTGCGACGACATCATCGAGTCGCACATGGTCGCGCCAACGCTGGCCGCGCTTGAAGAATGCCCAGCAGAACAAGATTGGATTCTTACCGATTATGTAATTCCAGAACAAGGCAAACGCGCACCACGCGAGCGATTCTTCCGTTTCCAGACGGCATGGTGGCATCGTCCGGTGCATGAGAACGCGCAGCCTACAAAGGACGTGCAGGTCTATATGCGCCGTGACTTGGAGATCACTCACCAACCGCCGCTAGGTCATCGCAACAGCAGCGAACGCAACCGCCGGATTCTCATGCACCAAGACCGCATGACTTCTCACTTCAAATTTTACTTACACTACGAGAACTTCATCGCAGGGAACAAAGAACTCGCGGCCAAATACGGATCAGAGGCACTAGCCTTGACCGATCTCGACGGCGTCAACCGCTACGAAATCCTTTTAAATTGTGCCAACATTACGAGCGGAGAGACATCGCTAAACCTTGCACGCAAGGCCAAGGCACTTGAACCAAAACGCCGCGAAGCCTACGGACTTGAGGCCAGCATCCTTCTTGACGATAAAAAATATCAAGATGCGTTGAAAGTGGTGGAAGAAATGCTCGAAGTGCCGACGCCTAAGTTCCCACAATGGACGCACCGAAAGGAATGGTATGGGTGGAAGGGCGATCAACTCTACGCATGGACGCTCCGCCTTCTCGGACGCAACGAAGACGCCGAAGAGATCGAGCACGAGACGTTGGCTGGATCGAACAGGCCTAAGATTTCTCTCGTCCATGCAACGCGAGGACGGCCCGTGGAGGCCGTTCAATGCATGACGCTATGGCTTTCCCGCGCAACGCACCCAGAGCGCGTGGAGCATATCTTTGCGGTCGATCACGATGACGAGACAGCGGACGTTCTAAAGCGCTTTCGATCCGTGACGCAAAAAGAGGGTGGTTTTTCCGTCGGAGCTTGGAATCTCGGAGCCGCGCAAGCGACTGGAGATATTATCATTCAGTTATCTGACGACTGGGAGTGCCCTCCTGGGTGGGACGAGATGATTGAAAAGCGTCTCGACATTTCAAAACCGCAGGTTCTTCGTATCTCGGACGGATATAGAAAAGACGAATTGCTTTGCATGGCAATTCTTACACGCAAATATTATGAGCAACATGGACTATTCAACCCAAGATTCCGAAACGTGTATTCCGACACCGACTTCACCTTTCGTGCCGCGAAAAATGGGGCGATTGTTGATGCTCGTGACATTGCTATCGTACACCATCACCCGTTTTTTGAAGAGCGTCCGCTCGATGCAACATATCAGCGCGGAAACGATCCGGCAGAGTATGCAAGGGCAAAGGAAATCTTCGACGAACTCCACCCGAAATGAGTGATACACCAGATACAGATGAAAGGGCAGTTCCGCACATCGGATTTTATTCATGCGCAACGGTTCCAGCTGAGTTCGCACGAAAGCTGGAGCGTGAACGTGACGAGGCGAGGGAGGCGTTTGTCATTGCAACAGATCAAATGGTTGTTGCTCAATGCACTGTGCGTAAATTAAATACAGAACGCGACGAGGCGATAAAGGAACGCGACAAGATACAAACTGAATTGGAAATGTGGCGCGACGGTAACATCATGCACCAAATCCACAGTGATGAGTTAGAAAAAGTAGAGCGAGAGCGCGACGAGGCGCGGGAGGCTTGGTATCAAATGCAATCGAGTTTTGAGCGCAGTAGGGACGAAGTCGAGCGGGTTATACGCGAGCGAGACGAGGCGCGGGAGGCGTTGAGAGAGATATGGCAATCTGGAGACGCTTTTCTGCCGCACGTTGATTCTGAGACAATAAACCGCTGGCGCAAAGCCGCTGGATGGGAGGAAACAAAATGAATAAAGACGTCACATTGATCGTTTTTGAAGGCGTAAAATCAAGGCACGAACAAAGCGAAAAGCTGTTCAACCACCTTTGCGGACTAGGTGGATTCGGAGACGCCGTTTATATCGCCGAAGACTGCACCTATCAGCAGGCGATGCACTGGGAACTATGCCGCTTTGCTGACTATATCGACACTTCGCACGCGC